TTCTTCTTCTTCTTCTTCTTCTTCTTCTTCTTCTACTTCTTCGTCTTCGTCGTCTGGTAAAGCCATAGGCTTTCTTTTAGGAGGCATAGGAGTCTCTTCGTCTTCGTCCATCATTTCTTCGTCTTCATCCATTTCTTTCATTTTCAATGGTTTCTTGTAACCGTACATTTTTTTAGGGGTTTCCTCATCCACCATCTCTTCGTCTTCGTTCATCATTTGCTCCTCTATGTTCAACATCCCTTTGGCTTCCTTCATCTGCATGGGCATAGCGCCACACTTGCCACAAACTTTCGCACCTGGGACGTAGCCGCAGTCAGCACCAAGGTCTTTTGCACATTTCAAAACATTCCCATCACCGTCAACCTTGACTATCGACTTATCGTCTTGCTGACCCATAATGCTGACTCCTTGATAGTTGTGAATAGACACGTAACCCTCCGCTCGTTAGAACGGCACGTATCTACACTGTTATATGAAATTACTAATTTACAAATTATACTTCACAGGCTGTTCTGCGGCGGAACTATTCCATTTTTAGTTATTATCATCACTTATTTAAATTTTAGTTCTTTTTTATTTTTGGGGCAATTGGTGGTGTAGTTTTTTCTATAAACGTTGACATTGCTGCACTGGAAATTTTTTCTAACAGTTCTGCAAAAATTTCACCCCTAGAACCAGCAGTACTGACCTGCCTATCAACAACACTCATTACGGCATCAAGAATTTGGTCAGCCTCACTAGCCGTAATCGTTAAGGAACCAGCATTTGTTCGTTTTGGGCCAAGTTTCCCAGACTCTTGACGACTTAGTATCGATTTAAGCAAATCTAAACCGTCTTTTGTTTTTTTGTCTGTTGCTTTAGAAATTTCTTTTTGTAGTGATGACTCAATCTTGTTCCACCATGTGGCTTCAGCGGTAATTTCGGTTCTGGGTTCTTTTGTTGTTGATGTACGTTGTGTTGAGCGAAGCCCTGTTGCGCCCTGTTTTCTTCTTGAGCGAGCCGAAAGATAGTTTGTTGCTGACCTAAGCCCCCTGGCTGGCGATACGGAGTATCTGATATTACTATCTTCATCAGGGCCAGAGTAACTCATGGCGGACATATCAAATAATGGGTCTAGTGCTCTGGTGACTTCCGATTCAGGAGACTCAATTGACTCCCTTTCAGCACGGCGTGCTGCCATGCTTGATGCGACCCTTTCTAGATATAGTTTGATTTTGGCTTCTTCTGGTGGCGCGTTGTTTGCTGTTACGTCTTTATTCATTTCTGTCAAAAGTTTACTGATTGCGTCTTCGGCTTCCTGAAGTGCTTCGATTGTCTCTTTTTCTGCCAACGCGGTATTGACATCATTTAAGGTTTGTTTAATTTCATCAACCAAAGACTTCCTGATTGCTCCTCTTTTTTGCTCAACATTGTCTAGGTGTTGACGCAATCTTTCTGTTACAAGCAAAAACTTAGAAGGGTCATCTAGTTGCGTAATCCTCACGCCCGATTCAGGAGAGTCAGCGTCCTGTTCATTGCTTGGTTTTCTTGTGGTTGGAGGTTTTGTTTCCTGTGCTTCAAGTTCAACCCGAAACGCTTCTCGTCTCCTATTTCTAATATTACGTTTATCTTCATTATCAATTTCAATAGAAATTTTGTCAAGTTGATTAGTCCGAACCAATTCGTCAAGACCCAATTTTGGCGCCTCAGTAATTAACCATTCTTCCTTATCGGTCAAAGACATAAGATTCCAATTATTTGGTTTTATCTCAGACAACTTTTTACGGACCACTTTTTCACCGCTTGGAGTCACGATAGTTGTCACGTTTGTTTTTGAACCAACTTTTCGGCCACCACCGCCCGCCCTAGACCTAACTGGTTTGCCTTCTTTAACACTCCCTAAAACTTTTTTAAGGTATTCGTCTTTAAAATTTGCGCTTTCGAGGTCTGCTAATTCTTTGATAGCGCCATCCAGTATTGACTGAGGCATTTCAAATCCGGCATCGTTTTTGTATTGGCTATTTATTAAAAATGTACGTATTTGATGAAGTGCCGTATTTTCCGGATTTGGCATGCCTGAATCTTTTAAGATTTTCTGAATTGCATCCGTCGTTTTTTTTGATTCACTTCTAGTAAACGATGCTTTGATTGTTTTGCGCACGGGGTCATTGGGTCCAATAGATGAACGCAGTCCGCGCACAGGGGCGGCCATTTCTCTCCACGTACCGTCAAAAATTAAACCATCGTTGTCCACGTCTCTTCTTTTACGTGGGTCCTGTATGCCTTCGATTCTTGAAAGCGCGCCTCTAGCGCGCCTTACTTTTCCCGAACCACCACCGCCACCCAGAGCGCGACCAATTCTTCGACCGATACCTTTGGTTGCTGTTTCTATTGCATTATAAGCATCTTCACCAATTTCTGACGTAATCATAATTCCGTCTTCAGTAACAAGTGTTTCTACGCGATGATAATCAAAAACTGGGTCCAATAATTGTTTTGTTTTGAAAGCAAGTTCTGGGTCACACTTAACAATAAGGCTTGATTTTGTTTGAACTTCAGTACCAACGATGTCTTGTAGGGTCTGGATTACGTTCTTTAGTTTGTCCATTGTTCTATTGTTAATTGCACGTCCAACTTTTGTTTCTTGGTTGATTTCGTCAAGCAATATATCAATCTCGTCCATCGCTGATTTTTCATAGTTTTTGGGCATTACTGTTCCAAAAACAATACTTGGATTTTCTGGATTTTTAGGGGCCGAATATGCGAGAGCGGGAATCGATGGGACATTTTGTGGTCGTGGGGTTGGGGTTGCCATTTGTTGACCAATCGGTTCTGGTTTTCCAAACATAAATTGGTTTCCGTCAAAATAATAACCCAACCTGAAAATACCCCTACCTGGTTTATTAAAGACAACTGATGAATCGGTTGCTCTCATGACTTCAATAGGTCCGCCAGTTCTATTAACTAGTTCCTGTTTTAGTGCGGAAGTTCGTTCATCAGAAAGAGGCATCGCGATTCCTTGTGAAAAAGGGTCTCGTGGTTCTTGTGCTTCTTCTGGCTTCGGAGTAGCGGTGGGCATTATTTGGTATTGACCAGAGGGCATCCCCATACCGTAGGCATGATTTTTTTCTTCTTCGCTTTTAACGGAAATTGTGCCAGTTAATTGATTTGCTCCATGCAAAACAGGGCTAACCTCGTAAAGTTCAACTTCCCTCAAAACGTTTGCCTGTCGGGTGTTGTCGTAAATGGCATCAAGTGTCTTGTAACCAATTGACCATTCTTGTTCTTCGCCAAAAAAAGCAATATTAGCAAACGCTTCTTTCCCTTTTTCTGAATTTAGATTGAATTGAACTTTTGCGAATAGGCCACCAATGTTGGCTGCCTTCATTTTGGCTGGAAGTCTTGGGTCGTTAGGTGGAACTTCGTAAATTTCAAGAACTTTACCGATTGGGTCATTCCAGTTATGTCCCCAAACAACACGTGGTTTTCTACGCATAAGACTTTTTGTGAATGCACCAGAAATTACAATGTCGCCAACTGAGTCCTTATTACCAATTCCGGCAACAAAACACTCAACAATGCCCTGAGCGGAATCAATATTGATTTGACCCGTATTGGCTTTAAACTGGATTTGTGAGTTCATTGTACCTACCTGTTGCAGAAGTAATTAAATAATAAGCGACAAACACCCTTTCGCCTAGAAGGTATCAAATATAGTTTTAGTAAAATGTTTTAATTTACTGAAACTAACTTGCGAACTGCCATGCTCTTCTGGCTTCCTGTTCGGCAATTTCGTAAATATCGTTACCTAAAAGACCACTAAAGGCGGTTACGCATTCAGCCCTAAAAACAATATTTCTATTTTCGGCATCAATAACTGGCAGTGAACCAAGATATGCCATATTGATAAGTGAATATGTATTTTGGTTAACTTCTTTTATTCTCAGCATTTGGGCATCAAGTTGAGCGTCAACATCTATCTGTTTTAAACTCTTACTAGAAATTTTTGTTTTGCCCGCTTCTTGAATTATTGTTGACAATATTGGTCGGATATCTTCATCCATTTGTTTATCCCAAATATCGGTAATAAAAATAGTGCCGACATCTAGATTGCCCAAGACAAGAGATTTTTTGGCTTTAATACCTGACGCTTTTTCCATCACCACTCGTTGTTGACGTTCAATCGTTCGCTCAAGACTTCTATTCAAGATTTCAGTCCATCTTTGAAGTGCTAGGTTTTCGTTCTTGGTTTCAATTCCACCAAATGCATTTGCTGAAAGTTGACCTTCGGGGACTGGGGCTGCCGCTGTTTGTGGTGCAGCGCCAGCCTCTGCGGCTAATGCGCCAGACATAGTGTCAGGTGCTGGTTGTTGTTGTGGGGCTAAAGGACTTGGCATACTTCCATCTGGGGCCATTTGCATTTCTGGTGGCATCCCTGGCGCACCTGGCGCACCTGGCATCCCCGGAACTGCCGCCTGTGGTTGTTCCATTTCTTTTTCGGTGTTAGCAATTGGAGTAAGGTTTGGATTCATGAGTAGGGAGTCCGCCAAATCACTCTTAACTGTTTTTCTACCAGTTGCGGTTCTGTATTCGTTAGGGCTAACTAACCCAACATTGAATTCATCCATAAAATAACGAGTGCGTTCCTGTTTGTAAAGAATCAAGATTGGAACATTGCTTGTATCAAAATCAACATAATTGACATCGTCGAGTTCGTCAAAGGCTCTTGCTAGTAAATCCAAATGCGGGAGCATTGTTTCGTTCCAAAAAACCCGATGTTCTTCTGCGGCATTAGAAAACGTTCGTCCAGAAGCATTGCCAATAACTGATTCAGGTACTCCAAAAGCGGCAAGAATTTCTTCTTTCTGGATTTGTCTCATCTGCACATAAGACGCATCTCTTGGGGTTGCTGATGTGTCTACAAAATCAACACCATCATCTGCGGCAATTACTGTTGTTGCTCCAGCGCGGGTTAAATTCCCCCTGAACCTATTACGTAACTCATCTTTGTCGTCTTCGTCAATTTCTCCCTTGACGACAAGGATGCCACCCGGACGACCATCGTTTAGTAAATAGTTTCTATTATAAACTTTTGCAAGATTTTCAATTTCAATTGCGATACCGGCAGATTCCATGGGCGTTAATGATAGGTATGGGTCTAGCGGGTGAGGTCTTCTAATCCACAAAACATCATTTGGCTTTAGAATTATTTTTTCGCCAGTAGGCATTGCAACCTCAAAACCAGAAACAAAAGTTTTAGGGTCAGGGATTGGTGCCGTGTGTTGTGGTGGCAATAGGTTTAATGCCATAATTCTTCCGTCGCGCCCGCGTATTTTTTCTATAAATGCCCCACGAGAACTCATCAGTAGTTGTGAAGTAAGGCGATATCTAAAAATAAAAGCGTTTTCACCAATATTGCTTTTTGTATTAAGAATTTCAATTAATGGATTATCTAACGCTCTTCGACCTATCAATATTTCGCCGTCACGTGAATTTTCTTTTCTTAAGATGATTGGGAGTCTTGCCTGATTGCCAGCAATTGCATCTATACACCGTGTTACCCAAGTAACTTTTTGAAAACCCTCCCTGTATGCCCTTTCAATATCCCACATATCGCGATATGGTTTTCCAGCAAATCCTGGATTTTGGGCGACTGGAGCACCAGGCCCAATACTCTTAATCTCATACGGCTGCTTACCCGACTTGTTATTAAATGAATTCCACGCCATATTTACTCAGCGCCCAAAATGTAACCAAATATGCCGCACGATAAACCTGCCACCAGGAAGCCAATTGGTGGTGCTATAAGAAATCCTCCAATTGCACTAAACAGTATAAATGAAAACATTAGGGTATTTGCGAAGGTAACACGGTTGAGTTTAGATTTTAAGAAAAGTAGTACTTTTTTCATTACTCACCAACTTAGCGTATTTTGTGACATAATGATAGAACTCATTGGAGATTAATTGTGAATGACTGGAATAAAGTTTTAGAATATCTTGAACCTAAAAAACCACTTTTTTGCCCTGAAACACCATCCATAAATCAAAGAGTTTTTTTAAGAACATATTCAATTGAAGCACTATTTGGTGGTGCTGCTGGCGGCGGCAAATCATCAGCATTACTAATGGCGGCCCTACAGTACGTTGATGTGCCTGGTTATTCAGCACTTTTATTGCGTCGCACATTCGCTGACTTGTCTTTACCTGGAGCATTAATGGACAGATTTAGGACATGGATGGGCCAATATGATGACGTACATTGGAATGCAAATAGTTTTGTTGCAACATTTCCGTCTGGGGCAAGAATATCTTTTGGTTACCTGAATAATGTCGGAGACTACATGCGGTATAAGGGCTCGGAATTTCAATTTATTGGGATGGACGAGGTCACCGAAATCCGAGAAAGTGACTATAGATATCTTTTTTCTCGGTTACGTAGACCGGCAAGCGGACCCTTGTCTGAGGTTCCATTACGGATGAGGTGTGCATCTAACCCAGCACCCAATTGGGTTAGGCAGCGTTTCATTGTTGAGGGCAAAGAAAAACAACGGGTCTTTGTCCCCTCAAAACTTACTGACAATCCAGGCATTGATGCGGTTTCTTATAGGCAGTCACTTTCGGCTTTGGACCCAGTTGAAAGACGGAGGCTTGAAGAGGGAGACTGGTGGTCAACAACGTTGGGGACAATGTTTGAAAGAACCTCTGTAGTTATTATAGATAATAATGAACTACCACCAATTGCGTCAACAGCAAAAATTGTTCGTTTTTGGGACCTCGCAGCAACCGAGCCATCGGATAAAACCCCCAACCCCGACTGGACTGTTGGTACTTTAATGCTTTTTGACCAAGGTATTGGTTATGTTTTGGATGTTAAGCGTGCTCGTTTAAAGAACGAAAAAGTAGAACAATTCATCGCACAGACAGCATATGAAGATGGTTTGAGTGTACCTATCAGGATGGAACAAGAGCCAGGCTCTTCGGGTAAAGCGCTTGTGGACCAGTTTGCTCGGTATGTTTTGCCTGGTTATGATTTTACGGCAATCCGCTCAACTGGCGACAAAGTTACGCGAGCGCGCCCTTTTGCTGCAGCAATGGCAAACGGGAATATTCGTGTAATTAGGGGGTCTTGGCTATCTGATTGGATGGACGAACTTGCATCGTTCCCCGAAGCGTCGGACCACGATGACCAAGTTGACTCGGCTGCTGGTGCCTTTGCACATTTAACAGGACTCGGGTTGCCACAAAGGAAAAAAGTCAGTATAGTCGTTTAGGTTAATTACTACTAACTTACTAACTATCAAAGGAATTTATGACCATACAAGAAAAGAACCTCAATTTCGTCAACGAATTTGCATCTTACCTAAACAATCTTGATGCCGTTTTGACGGATGTTTCAAAATCGGAAATACAAATTATGGAATTAGCGGAATTGCTTTTAAAGTTAAACCAGATGAAACGTGATTTTTCTGTTATCTACGATTCTTTTTCGCAAAAAGTTATGAACTCTATGGGAGATTCTTCATTAATAGAACTTCCATCTGGTGGTTCTATTGAGAAAAAAGGCGCCACCGAACGCAAGAAATGGCGTCATCCAGAATTGGCCACTCGTGTTGCTGAGAGATTGTCAGAAATGTCGGTTGATATGGATACTGGCGAAGTAGTTCTAGATGCTCAAGGCATGGTTGTTAAGTTGCTTGATTATGCGGCGGTTTCTTATTGGCGCGTTGGAAAATTAGGCGAAATTGGTATTAATCCAGACTCTTATTGTGAGCAAGGCGATTATAAAACAAACCTAATTGTGAAAGCGGGTAAATAATGAGCAATATGTATCAATTACTAACAGAGCCGTTCCCTCAGGAAATGGAAAAAAAACTAAACAAGGGTGGCGTAAGTCTTACGTATGTGCCCGTTAGTGAAGTCATCACCCGATTGAACAAAATTATTGGTGTGGAAAATTGGTCTTATAAGGTCGTGACATGGCAACAACTTGGCACATCAATAGTTGCTCACGTAACACTCGTAGCAGACATTGAAGGAAAAACCATTAGTCGTGACGGTGTCGGTGGTCAAAAAATTAAGTTAAGCAAGAACCAAGAACCATTAGATATTGGTGATGAACTAAAGGGTGCTGTTTCTGATGCTCTAAAAAAAGCAGCACAGACACTTGGTATTGGTTTGTATCTTGCTCGTTCGGGTGAAGCAATGGAGATTGAGCAAGTCATTGATGCATCAAGCGAACCGCTAAGTCAGCATGAAGAAAGTTGGGAAAAATTCAAACAGGTTTCCAAGTCTCTAGACAAAGCCCAAAAAGAACAATTAAACATCGCATGGAAACAAGAGTTTAAAGACGCACCAAAACCAACTTCTGCAAGCGAAGTCACCGAAAGTGTTCTTGGATTTTTGCACACCGAAGCAGTTCGTCTTCAAATGGGTGGGCAATATGTTGAGTCCAAGTAGCGAGAACCTACAACCACCACCACATTTATCTCCGTCATCATTGGCGACTTTTGAACAATGCCCATTAAAATTCAAATTTAATAAAATTGATTTAATTCCTGATGCTTCAGGTAAGGAAGCATTGATGGGCAATTTTGTGCACGACGTGCTTGAAATTTTTTACAAGTTGCCGCCAGATGAAAGAAATATTCAGTATGCGCGGATTATCGCAACCGACTGTTGGGCGAACAAGGGTTGGGGTGAAAAAATTACACAACTACTTAGAAGTGCGACAGATGTTAAAAAAATTCGTTGGCAGGCTTGGTTCTGTATTGAGAATTTATGGCTTGTTGAAGACCCTAAATTAATTAATCCAGTAGGCATAGAGCATGAACTTAATTCGTCACTAGATGGTGTTGTGTTAAAAGGTTTTATTGATAGATATAGCAAAGACGAAAACGACAGTTTGGTTATTAGCGATTACAAAACTGGCAAAACCCCAAACAAACTTTGGTTGTCTGACAAATTTGAACAGTTACGAATTTATGCTGCATTGATGAATGTCACACAATCTTTTCGTACGTCAACACTTGAATTGATTTACCTTAAAGACGGAGTTAAGTTTGTTGAAAAAGTTACAGACGAATCCATAATTAGTGCTATTGATAGAATCAAGAAAATTAAAACAGCGATAGATGAAAGATGTGTTTCTGGGGTTTTTGAGCCCAAAAAATCAAAACTGTGCGATTATTGTTCATATAAATCAATCTGTCCTTTATGGGGTAAAAAATCATGAGTTATGAGGAAATATTAAATGATGATGCTTTTGCTCGTCTTGTTTCAGAAGATGTAAAAAATAAAGTTTCGTCATCACAAAAACAAATTTTATTAAATCCTAAAAATTTAGAACGATGGAGAGATGCCCTGCTTTTTCTTACCGGCAACCTAGTAGACCAATTGCGCAATATTGAATCAGATGCCATAACCGACGCGGAACGCTATACGGATATGGGGGAAGTAATGCTCGTACAAGAAGCGGCAGTGTTTTACCAAAATAAACAAAACAAAATTGCAAGGTTTAAATTTCATGTGGATAGACGTATTGACGAAGTTGTTTCTTTAATTGAAAAAAATGAAATTCCAAAAGATTATTCATTGACCACACCGGACCCGTTGGTTGATTTTTATAGAAAAGCAATTACTACTCATAGGTCTTTAATCCATGAATATGATTTCGAAGAAACACCAATTGACAGGTCTCTTTGGGCGGCCCTTGATGGGAGATGGGAATTTCCTAAAATTAATGTTGATTCTTTGTGATTCGAAAAAGAAGTAAAAAAAAAGAACTTGAATACGAGTTACGACGGCCTTTTGTCCGTCAAATATTGGACAAATACCCAAATTGTCAGGCGTGTCCCATATTTGCCAAGCATGACAAATTGATTACTTACGTAAGGCTCCAGTCAACGGATGTTCATGAAATTGTCAGAAGGTCTCAGGGGGGGTCAATATTAGACGAAAATAACGTTTTAGCCGTTTGCCGTAAATGCCACAGCCGCATAGGTAATTATCCTGCTTTGGCTTTTGAGTTAGGTTTAGCAAAACATGGATGGGATAAGAGTTAAATCTAGGCTAATGTAGGTTCATGTTGCCTACTAAAGTCATGGGTTTAGATTTATCGTTAACATCTACTGGTGTTTGTCTGCTTGGAAAACCCTTTTCTATTAATAGCAAGAACAAAGGCGTAAAAAGATTAATTGAAATATCCGAAAGGGTGCTACACACTGCCGTTCTTGAAAAACCACAAGTCATTATGCTTGAAGGCTATTCTTTTGGGTCCAAATTTAGCAGGGCTCACTCAATAGGTGAACTGGGCGGTGTTGTAAAATCTGTTCTTTATCAAAATGGTTTTACCGTTATAGATGTTCCGCCAACATGCCGAGCCAAATTTGCAACAGGTAAGGGCAATGCATCGAAGATTGAGGTCATGCTCTCTGTTTCAGAATTTGCAAAGGTTGAATTTTCTGGTGCGAGCGCTGATGATTTATACGATGCCTGGGTATTGGAACAAATGGGTTTAGCAAAATTGGGTTTATCGGAATTCCTATGGTCAAAAATACAGTTGTCGTCGTTGGACAAGATAGATTGGACTCCATTACTGCAATCGTTTGATAAAAAGGTGGTTTTAAATGACTCGTAGTTTTCCAATTAGTCAAGTCGACATTGAAGAAGAATTATTGCGCTTAATAGATTTGCTTGAAAATGAAACCGAAGTTTTTGAGGTCCTAGCACTAGACGCTGCAAAAAAGGAAGCACTATATAGGTCAAATTGGGCCAAAGAGTATCTAGCCGCAAAAGGTTCAATTAAGGAACGAGAGGCTTGGGCAGATTATAAAATGGACCAACAAAATTTTGATTTTAAATGTGCCGAAGCGTTGGTTAAATCAAAACGAGAAAAATTATTATCACTTCGTACATCGATGGACTCAATGCGAACCTTGAATGCAAACGTTAGGGCACAGGTGTAGGTATGGTAGAGAATATCCACCGTTCGCTAAAAGGTTTAATAGTTTCAGTTGACTCGTTATTGAATCTTGACAACAATCCAAGAAAAGGCAATATTGACGCAATTGCTGCATCGTATAAAGAGTTTGGGCAAATTAAACCCATAGTTGCGAAAAAAAACGAAGATGGTACATCTACAGTGATTGCTGGAAACCACCAATTAATGGCTGCCAAAAAACTTGGTTGGGAAAAAATTGCATGTATTTTTCTTGAAGGTGACGACAAACGCGCAATTGCGTTTGCGTTAGCCGACAATAGAACCATGGAGTTGGGTTATACCGATGATGATTTATTGCATCAAATGCTGGTTGATGTCTCTAGTGACTATGGTTCGCTATGGGACAATTTGGGTTGGGACGAATTTGAAATAGCGGCTATTGACGAAAAAGCAACACGCAAAGAAGTTAATTCATCAAATAATGATTATTTTACACCAACGATTATTGACCCACTAACGTCTGCATTAATAGAAAAAACAACCGAAGAATTAAAAAACTTAGTGAAAACTGACGAAGACGACGGCAAGTCAAAAATTATGGCCGATGGTTCTTTGGACCAAAACGATATAGCAATTAGGGGCTCGACTATTGCTTTACCCAATTCCGCACCACAAGCAGTTGTCCAATACACGATTGTTTTTGACAATCCACAGCAACAAGCAAAATGGTACGACTTTGTTCGGTGGCTGAGAAGTAATCCAAGCATTGATGGCAACACAACAGCAGAACGCTTGATGAATTTTGTTGATGAACATTGTGAAATTTGATAAACAGTAATGACTAGGCAGCGAATGTTTTTAGATATTAATTGTGTAGATGCGGCGCGTGCACGGATACGGCACGTTTATGACACCTTTGACACAGTTTGTGTGCAGTTCTCGGGCGGCAAAGATTCAACAGCGGTTTTATATCTTGCAAAAGAAGTTCACGAAGAGCGAGGACTTGGCCCGGTCAAAGTAATATTTAGAGACGAAGAAATGGTTAGCCCAAGAATTGCTGAGTATATTGAAAAAGTTAAGAATTATCCGTGGGTCGATATGGAGTGGTATTGTTTGCCAACTACTTCAGAAATATGGGTACTTGGGCGTAGACAGTCTGTCATTTTTTGGAGCGATAAACGTAAGGCCGAAGGGCGATTAGTGAGAGATATGCCCCCATGGGCAATTAGTGGCCATCATTTTGGCTTACCCCACGACAAACCAATTCCTCAATCAATTGACTACTACACGACACAAGGCAAAACTGGCAATATTGCTTTTTTGACTGGCGTAAGGGCAAATGAATCAATGGTTCGTTACCGCTCATTGGTTCAAAAACTTCACGAGAATTACATTGTGTCGCCTTATAAAATGAAAAAAAGCATCCCTTTAAAAATGGCTAAGGTTATATACGATTGGCAAACAAATGATGTTTTTAAGTACATAATCGAAGAACATAATGCTGAATATTGTTCTTATTATGACGTTGCGGCAATGACTGGGAGTAATACGAGAGTTGGAATTCCTTTGCACGCAGTAGCCATTAGGAGAATTGGTGACGTGATTAAAACGGAGCCAGAATTTTACGACAGACTTGTTAAGGCTTTTCCTTATATTGACGCTCAACGTTTATATTGGTCATCCCTTGATGTTGATGCAATCATTAAAAATTACGCACAGTTTGGTTTTGATGGAGCAAAAATGTTTATTGATGACTATATGATTGGCGAAACAAAAACTACACGCGCACGCGCTTATGTCGCTGAATTTCGTAAAAAACATTCGTCTGACCCAAAATCTTATACCGTGTACCAAATGATTAGAACAATGTTTTTGGATTCAATCAATTCAGTAGTTTCGGTAAGCCCAATTGGCCCAAAAACAAAAGTATACGCGGTTCGTGAATTGTCAGAAATGATAGACGAATTGTAATAATTTAACAAAAATAAACAATAAGAAAGCAGGATGGTGGTATGGAAATCGAATTTATCAATATTGATAAACTTACTAAACCTGAATGGCACGCGACCTATATTCTTAGGCCCGACCTACTCGTTCTTTCCACTTCTCTTTTGCGGTACGGATTCCTGACTCCAATAATTGTTCAAAAAGATACAAATATTATTATTGATGGTTACCAAAGATGGATGCTTGCTAAAGAAATAGTTGAGTTAAATAAAAAAACCAACAATTTGGTGCCCGTTCTTTTTGTTAGTTGCGACTCACTTGAAGCCATGGTGATGCATTTACAGTTAAATCGGGGTAGGGGGAATCTTTTGGCACACAAGGTTTCGTCAATTGTTAGGGATTTATTCAATAGTGGCGAATACGCCGAAAAAGATTTTGACCGTTTATTGATGATGAAGCATGATGAACTGGATGTTCTTTTTGACGGCACAATTATCAAGCATAGGAAAATCTCTGAACATAAATATTCACGTGCGTGGGTGCCAGTTGAGGCGCCTGCTGGGACAGTAGGTGTCGTGCCAGTAATTGAGCGTCCACCCAACAAAGATAGGTAGTAACCATAAAGTAGCAATATGCTACACTTTATGGAGTATTGACTATTTGGGAGACAGAATGGACACACAAAACAATATTGGTGGCGACGAATCAGAAGGTCGTGGTGGCACTATCCGTAGGTTGGCAAATCGAGTAAATGAGGCGATTGCTCGTCGTCGAACTGGTCGTATCCCTACGGCTTCCACTGGTCAAATTCTGGCCGAATCTGGTGCTGGACGTTTACTAGACCGAGCATTGCGTAGAGTTAGACGCCGTCGTACGCCTGTCGCTTAAACCAATACTCCAGAACTGGGGTAAAAAATTATGTTAGTAACTTCAACAGACCTAAGAACCTACATGGACGTTACGTTGTCTAATAGACAATTAGACGCTGCCGATATTGTTCTTGCTGGTCTTCAAAGCGAACTTGAAGCCTTCTTAAATCGCCCGATTGAGGTTGGTACTTTTACAAACGAGACACACGTATTTCCGGCAACACATGTCGGTATTCCGTTGACTTCTTTTTTCTATAATCAGAGCCTAGACAGCACATCAGCCGCAGGAACCGTAACTTATAGTGAACCGCCAACAACTATTTATTTAAGAAATAGCCCGGTGGTGACTGTTAGTAATGTCACTTTATTTCCAGTTCAATCGAATTCTCAAGTCTTAGTTGTCGACCAAGATTATACCGTGCGCAGATATGGTGTCGATGTTTACCGTGGATTTGCAAACGATGTTATTAAAGTGACCTATACCGCAGGTCTTGTTGGTGCGAACATAAAAATGTTTAAATTAATGATTCTAAGAGCAGCAACAAGAGAAATGCAAAACATGCATGACGATGTTGTCGGTGTTAAAGATTTAAACCCTAGAAATGTAGCAATAGCAGAAACTGGCTTTACTGACAAAGAATTAATAATGCTAAAACGGTACAAGCGTCATCGGATTTCTTAAATGGGGTTTTTACTTAAGGCTCGCATTGACGAAGACGGTATGTCTGACGCCAAAGACAAATTAAAAGACATTAAACACCGCTCAAAGAATTTACAACCCGCGCTTGTAAAAGCCGGTTTATCTTTAAGAAAATATATGGCCGAAAATTATACTTCGCAAGGTTTACTGGTTGGCGGGTGGGCACCATTAAACCCTAAGTATGCAGCGTGGAAATCTACACATTTCCCAGGAGCACCTCCGATGGTTAGGACTGGCGCTCTTTTCAATTCGGTGGCCGTTGTTGGCCCAGAAATTGATGCTCACGATACTTGGGCTACTTATAGTACAAATATTCAATACGCAAAATTCCATCAATATGGGACAACCAAGATGCCAAAGCGCGAAGTTTTGTTTGCGCCAGAAGTTTGGCAAGAAGAACTGGCATCAATAGTTAAAAAATATGTAGTGGATGGGACGCTCTAATATGCCCGATTCATATCAGTTAATGCATGGTGCGCAATTCGCAAAAGAATATGTTTCTAATTATCTAGAATTAGATATCCCAACCCGTTGCAATCGTTATAGAAATGGTTGGCAATTAAGCGACACCCAATTACCGACTCCAGAAAGGTTTTTTACTTTTGAACCATTAGCCCTTGATACTTGGCCAACTATTATTACAGTTGTCATTTCAACTTCTTCTTTTAGTCGTGATTCATACGACGGATACGACCCCCTATACAGGGTGACTTATCAGATGAGGACCTATGTTTGGTGCAGGGGATTGGGTTCCGAAGAGGCAACTATTGCAAGAGACAGGCTCACCACTGTTGTTCGGTCTGCTTTACTGGACTATCCGTGCCTACAAGCCACCGATACTCGGCAAACATTTCAAGCAAAGATTGAAGAATCAACTATTAGAGAAGAATTTTCTGATACAACACTTTTAAAAGGTGACAGAGTTATGGCTGGTTCATATATCGGTTACGAAATGTCAATAAATGAAATAGTTACACGTGCGGACATATTCCAGCCAACTTCCCAAAACCCTACAGATATTTCACTTGAGGTACTACAACAGGGTGTGACCGACACCAATCTTTCTACGGCTAATTGGTCTTAGTTCTCTTTCTGCTCTTGTTTTTTGGGTACACTTTATATAAGTAATTAGATTGGATTTAAAAAATGGCTCAATTATTAACATTCTTAGATTTAAACGTGGATATCACGAAACTCAAAGAATCTGGGATTGTGGTCAAAAATCAATCAGGTGGTCCATTTGACCTTGACTCAGGCGGCACATTACTTCACTCTAATCAAATTGTTATGGTTTCTCAAATGACTCCAGTAATTGAAAAAGGCCTAAAGGACGAAAAATTAACAATCCTCAAACCTCTTAATCAAGAAAAAGCACCACCGAATAAACAAGAAGTTCCGCAAACAGTTGCTACGAGCAGCGAGAAAACATCTGTACAATAGAAGAAAACAAGGTGTCATTTTTCTGCAACTCGAGTGTGAAAAAGATTAGGAAGGTTTTATGGTAGGCGTAAACATACAAACAGCAGTAAGAACAGGTCCGACAAACTCAGTAACTCCATCTGCTTCCCAGATGTTTTTGGTGGGCGTTACGGAACGCGGTTCTGTAACTCAGGCTAATCTTGTAACTAGCCTTTCTGAATTTGAAGCAATCTATGGTGGCTATATTTCAACAGGCTACGCACACCCAGCAGCCCAAACATTTTTTGAAGAAGGTGGAACTCGTGTGTGGATTGGTCGAACTGCAGCGGCTTCGCCAACAACAGGAACCTTAGCATTACTCAATAGTGCTGGTTCTCCTGCTACGTGTGTAACTATCAATGCTAATGGTCCTGGTTCTTGGAGTACTGGTATTAAAGTGGTTGTAGCAACAGGAACTGTTGCTGGAACAAAAATTGTTACTCTTTTTGACAATGACGTTTTGTTTTTTAGTTCGGGCAATTGCTCGACATCTTTACAAATTGTTGGAAGAATCAATGCACATCCGGTTGCTAGCAAAAGAGTCGTTGCGGTAGATGCAGGAACAGCAACACTCCCTGCCAACCTATCAACAAGCAATACGCTTAGTGCTGGCAGTGCCTCTGCGCCGTTAGTTGCCGATATTGTAAATACTGCTAATGATTTGTTCCTAGAGTCTTACGGAACTGGCGTAGTTATTTGTCCAGAAAGTTCGCATACAACAGTTCAAACTGGTCTTGCAACCCACGCAAACTCTTATAACCGAATTGCGTTTTTGTATGGTGCGTTTGACGACACAGTCGCTGAAGCAACTACTGCTGGCGATGCGTTGGCTGGTGCAGCAATATACCCAGAGCATGTTTCTTACCTCTATCCATGGGTTTACGTTCCAACATCCACGTCTGGAGTTAATCGCTTAATTCCGCCAGACTCTTATGCCGCAGCCAAAAGAGCGGTTGCGCACATTCAAGTAGGACCGCATCAACCAGGTGCTGGTTTGATTTCTTCTGCTCGATTTGTCAATGGTGTAGCCACAGATATTAATAAGACCAACGGTGACGCACTTGATGTTGCATACGTAAACGCAATTCGTTTGATTAATAACTCGGTTCGTATTTATGGTGCACGAAGCGTGAGCAGCGACACACTAAACTTCCGTTACATCACAGCGCAAGACGTTGTAAATAAAGTGGTTGTTGAGGCCAATAACTCTCTCGAAGACTTGGTCTTTAGCGTGATTGACGGACGCAATACGGTGTTTGCAAGCGTTGAGTCAAAATTGTTCTCAGTGCTTGAACCACTAAGAACAATGGGTGCTTTGTTTGAAGCGTTTGACGCAAATGGAAAACAAGTTGATTTTGGCTACACAGTAAAGTGTGATTCAACAATTAACCCAGTTACACAACTTGCTGATGGCCTTATTAAGGCGCGTGTTGGCCTACGGGTCTCAAGCGTTGGCGACAAAATCGAAGTCGACATCATTAAGTCAAACCTGACTAAGTCAGTCGTCTAAGCCACGGAGGAATAGAACATGGCAAAAGTATCCCAAAGACAAGTCCTAGCAAGAATTGCACCGCACGAAAACGCGGCGCTCCCTAAGTGGGAATCGTTTCTTTTTGCTCAAGTATCAGGTGGGGAAATGACCGCATCTGTAGAAAAAATTTACGAAGGTGGGGCGTCTTCTCCTACCGTTCTATGTGCTCCGTTTGATATTGGCGACATTACTCTTACGGCTCACTACGACGATGACAGAATTCCTACAGACGGCAAAACTGGACTTGCAGCAAAAATCGCTTCTTTGCGAAATTTCGTAGGTAAAGGTTATTACGACATTTACGTAGAGACTTACAATTGCGATATTGCAGTTCCTGGTCTTGACCGTGTGTATTCAAAAGCACTACTTGTTGGTCTTACTGAACCAGATGGAGATTCATCGTCTGGTGCTCCTTCAACTTTTGCATTAACCTTCTCGGTTTCAAAAGTAGCAAGTAAAGCCTAAAAGATTCCTTAATCTTTGACACTTTATTAAGTGTCAATGTGTTAGTTTGACGTTTATGACAAATGAACTTTACTCAGAAACTAATGACGACAAAAAAACACGTAGCGCAAAAACAGAAGCATCGCCGCGTAAAGAAGAAACTGTTTTAGAACAGTTAACTTCCGCCATCAAGAAGAAAGTTGAACGACCAATTGTTCATCTTGACGTGCCTGAGCGTCCAGGCGTAACTTTGATTATTAGTCCAAATATCACACAAAACCAATTACGAAATTGGCGAAAAAATGCAGGGGAAGACTCAAAAAACGGTATGGATTCATTAAAGTTTGCCTGCTCGGTAGTTGGTCATACAACTAAGGGAATGATTTTTAACGAACAAGAAGTAATGGATGAGAATAGTAACGAACTTACTTTTGCATCTGACACAATTTTGGCAATGACTGACACTACTCGTCCAGTCCCAGATTGCGTACGTGCTTTTTTTGGAGTAGACCCGCACGTTGAGGGAGCAGCATTGGCCATTCTTGAGGCTGCTGGGTATTCGGATACCGTTGATACATCGGACCCGCTGAAGGAGTCTTCGACGAATTAGTTGAGGACTCTAATATTATCAACGCTGCCAGATTGGGAGAGTTGTGGGGCACAAATCCACTTGAATTACTAAATTCGTCGCCAGATGAATGGATGGTATTAATGGCATGTGCTAAAGTTGTTAGTGAAGACCGCGAGCGAGAACGGCGCGAAAACAAGTAGCACTCCCCTCGAACGCCCTATTTAAAAAATAAGGCTGTTTCGACATATGGCAGAAAAAGAACGCATAAAACTTAAAATCAGCACGGCTGCTGACTTAGGTGCTGTCTTAAAATCCATAGGAGCACTTAAGGGCTTAAAGTCATCCCTAGACAAAACCAGTAGGTCGATGCTTAAACTTGCTTCCTCGTCAGTACTTGCGGCAAAAGGGATAAGTTCGCTTGGTAATAAAGCATTATTGGCTAAAGCCAAATTTGACTTAACGGATAAAGCGATTATGGCTTTTGGTAAAGCCATGATGAAGGGTGTTGTTCGCGCCCTAAAAATAGCAACAATGCAAATGGGTATTTATGCCATAGCCATGATGGGTGTTCACGCTTTATTTATCGCTGGAAAATTTTTAATCAAAGCGTGGAACGCAACCCTTGCCGCAACTGCTGGGGTTGCTGCTAGCGCGGCGATGGCAATTGGTTTAGTTTCTGCCGCGGTCAGAGAACAACAGGCCGCTATGTATGCGTACAAAACCAAAACGCATAAAGAGTTTAGTGGCGGGCTAAACCAAACACGAATGATTATGCGGTCTCTGCAGACAGACACCACTTTAGCAAGTCTTGGTATTGAAAACTTAAACAAGGCTTTTGGTGCAGTTTCTAAATCAGGAACAGTAAGTTTTAATGCTCAAAGCAAATCATTACTAAAAGGTTTGATGAATTTTGCAGCGGCTGGTCAACCTCTTGAACAGGGCGTCGAAAAGGCTGGCGAACTTATTGCCGTGTTACAAGATACAAAGAAAAGTTATTCAGAGGTAAAAACAGCAGCAAAAGCACTTGGTCCAGCAATGGTTGAAGCAATGAAAAAAGCAGACAAAGCCGGAATCAACTCAAAAGCAAAATTTATTTCTGCATTAAATAGTGGTCAACTTTCTTCATTGGGTGGCGTTGAAGGACAATTTGATGCCGTCAGTGGCACACTCATGGGTCAGGCTAAAGGATTTTTTACTCAAATAAGAAATATGTTTGCTGATTTTGGTCAAGAGTTTTTAGAGCCTGCAAAAGTTGCTTTTGAAAAAATGTTTAAAAGTGTTTCCGTCGCATTTAAGTCTACGTCAGGCCAGTTAAGCGCATTTGGTAAAAGGGGTGGTCTTTTAGATTTTATGGTAAAAGCAGTGCAAAAAGTAAGTGATTTTTACGTAAAACTTATTACTGACTATTTACCTAAGTCTGAAGGAATGTTTAAAAGAATAGGTATGTTTTGGAACAAGTTCACCAACGGCTGGAAAGATATGAACAATACGTTGCGTCCTTTGATTGATGGGGCAAGGGTCTTAGAGGGTTTATTCGGCAGAGTTTTCAGACCCGTGTGGACAGAAATTAAAGAAGCAACTATGAACATGAATGATATGTTGCAAAGCAATCAGGTTGGCTTAAATAGGTTTGCTGATTCACTTGGGCAAACACTTGCTCTGTTGGTTAAGTTTTTTGGAATTGTTGGCGACAAAATTGGAAATAATCTAAGTTTCTTAACACGCATTGTTGAGGGCGTTAAAGAACAATTTGAATTTTTTGGCGACATTCTTGGCGGTATAGAAAAAATGTTTGGCAGTCGTGGCACGATGCAGTTACTTATGGGACTTGGTCGAAGCGCTAAAACCAATTTTGGTGGAGTCACAAGTGTTAAAGCAATGAACGTAACGGCTAATAGCGTAAACATTGGTGGGGCAATCAAGGGTGGCATGGCTGGGTTTAAAGTAGGTGGACCATGGGGTGCTGCGGCTGGTGCGGTTGGTGGTAGTGGTCTGTTGGGGCCAGAAGTAGCAAAATTAACTGGGATTGCTGGCAGTCTTGCCTCGCCCGCAGGAATGGCGGGTCTTTTGACGGGCAAGGGCACAAGTGGCATAGGTGGTGTCGCGGGATTAAAAGGTTTGTTGTCAGGCAAGGGAAGCACCGGGCTAGGTATTCCTAAAGGCATGGAAGGGTTAAGGGCTTTAATGAGGCCAGTACCAGGTGCTGCAAGTGCTAGTCCAGCCGCAGCAATGCCATCGGCTGTTTCAAGTTTGGGTTCATTAAGCAGTTCGGCAACCGCAGCGTCAAGTGCTTTAAGTACTGTGGCGGCTACGGCTGGTAAGATTCCTAAAATTCCTGGCTCAGGGCTTACTCCTACTGGTCCAGTATCGCCAGTGCCTCCGCCAGGTGGACCCCCAGTAGGTGGACCTCCTGCGCCAAAAGGTATGGGTTTTGGTCTTCGTGGGATGGGTGCTGGTTTTAGGGACGCAAGGTCAGGTGGCAGATTAAACGCAAGATTATTTGGTGGAACATATACAGACAAATCTGGACAACAACAGATGAGAAAGGGAGCACTCTCTGGCGGTATGTCGTCCATAGCGCTTTCTATGGCTTTGTCTAAAGCATCAGATAAAGCACCAGATGAATTAAAAAATGGTTTAGGTCTTGCGTCAATGGTGAGCATGTATAGCCCAACTGCTGGGTTGGCACTTGCTGGCGGAACACTTGCTACACGGTCGGGAAACACTGCACTTGCCGCAGGTGGCGGCGCTGCTGCTGGCGGACTTATCGGCGCAAAACTAGGCGGAGCACCTGGCGCAATTATTGGTTCGGCTTTAGGTTTTGCAATGGGCGCAATTATGGCCCCAATTAATAAAGCAAAAATTGAAGCCAAAAGAATAAAAGCGTCAGTAACTGACGTAATGCAGAATACGCTTGGTGAATTATTGGCGCAAGCCGCGTTGTTAACAAAAACAAGAAAAGGCGAGTCTGCAAACCTTGCAGCAATGACAAAGTTTTCAAGAAAACGTAAAGACCTTGCCGAAATTGCCGGTAGAAACAATAAAAAAATAGGCAACCGTCGTAGTTTTATGAACATGGTGCTTTCGGGTGCGGGTGCTGGTGCCGCTGGTGGCGGTATGGCTGGTGCTATTGGTGGCACTATGGTTGGCGGACCATTAGGCACATTGCCTGGTGCTGGTCTAGGTGCGTTAGTTGGTGGTGTTGGCGGTGCAGCAGTCGGTGCCCTTGGTTATGGAGCCAATCAACTTAGAGATTTATTTGGCAAACGACAAAGAGATAAAACAAATCGAGCGGCACAAAAAGCAAGTTTATTAGAAATTTTTAATAATCAAAAAGACTTAGGCATTAACATGTCGGCATCGCAATTTGGAGACATGAACAAAAACGACAATACTCGTAAAGAGGCGTTGCAAAAGTTTGAAAAACAGGGGAATGCGGAAGCAACAGCGTCAGACAGATTGACGACCATGGCACAGAACCGAATGAATGTCTTTACACAAATGACTGGCAAAACAGAAACAGAAATTGACCGTCTGGCACAGAGTATTGGTCTTAATCTTTATGACTCAACAATAAGCATGACCGATGCTTTGAATAAATTAGGGATTACTGTAAAGCGAACAAAAGAACAAGTCAACGCAGAGTTGGCGCAGATGCTTATGGAAAACTTGAGCATTTTTGACCAAGTCGCAAAACGACAAAAAGCACCGCTTATATACGATGAAGCAATCGCTGCTTTTGGTCAGTCCAGAAGACAACAACTAAAAGATGACCCAAATTCAGCCGTAGACGTGTCTGAACTTGGACAAATGATAGGTGTAGCACAAGAACAGTTAATTACCAGAGCGGGCGGAGATACTGGTGCGGCATATTTTGAATTCCAAAAAATGTTTGGTGAGGGCACCGGTGCTTTATTCAACCAAAAAGGTGGACAACTTGAAGGGATGAGTTCCCAAATCTATGCCGGTGGGAGTGCCAGCAGAGCAGCGATGACTGGCTATAACGAAAAAAATCTTAAGGGCGTCAAAGCAAGTCTTGGCCAAACCCTTTCACAAAAATTGGCCGAAGCACCTGAAGCACAGGCACTTTCCGCATCAGGCAGAAAGTCTATTCTGGATTCGTTTGGACGCATGGATGTTGGTAGTCAAGAAGAATTCTACAACCAGGTAATGAGCGGAAAATTAACAACTGGTAATTTTACAAATAATTTATCAAGTTTTGGCATTAGCGGTATTGACCCATTACAAAAATTAGATAAAGAGAGTGCTGCTTTTGCGTTGAGTGATTTGAGTGATAAAGAAGTAATGGTTTTGGACGCTCAGAAAAAAATTACGGATATGCAGGCAAAGTTCTACGACCCAAATGTAGCAAACAATCCAGAATGGTTCAGTAAAGATGCGCTTAAAGAAATATTTATTGCTGCGGGTGTTGAAATAAAAAAACCAGACACAACCACTCCGCGTGGTGACACAACATCTTCCCGATTAACCCAAACACTAGGCCGTCATGCCTCAATGAATTCTTTAATTTCCGGCAAAAGAAACATTACCTCATCTTACAGAACCAATAATCTGGGGTCAATAAATTCAGACCACGTAACTGGTCGAGCATACGATTTAGTTGGTAATCAATTAGGTATGTACAAAACCACGGTTGAGCGAAATGGGGGGTTTGCTGAGTTTCACGGAGGTACGTTAAATAGACATTTACATGTGGTTCCTGGCCCAACCGGAGACACAACCGTTCCGTCAATGAGTGCGGGGGGCGGTAAAACAATGAGTATGGCAAGTGCCCCTAGTGCCCAAGGTAACAACTATACAATTAACGTCTACGGTGCTGGTACTGATGAAGTTGTAGCGCAAGTTAAAGAACACCTCACAAGACTTGAGCGCGACAAAAGACAGAGAGCATAAATTAGATGAGAGCACCAAAAACCGTTTTAGTCGGCGGTACTACCTATATAGAAACAGATTTGATTATTACCAACGCCTTGGCTGATATATACAAGGAAAGTGGTGGAAATCCAGTTGTTTACCAAATCCTAAATGGAGTTGAAGTTGGTGACGCTAAATATATTTTAAGAATCAGTTCAAAAACAATGGCACGGTACGCTGATGCAATCAATGAAAACGAACCCGACCAGTGCTGTGGGCAGGTTGTGGTCAAACAAAATTACAGTAAACAAATTTCAACATATACGGTTACGCAAGGGCAAAGCAATCTATCTACCACTCAAGTAACCGACATCAATACAAAACCAGGCTCCCCGCAAATCATTTTGGAGGTACCAAAATTTCAAACAAGGGGTGTTGTGACTAGTCGCTTATTGGGGACTGGCTCAAATGATTTATTCGTTGGTCAAAGCAATATTGGTGCGGTTAGTAAAGATGAAATTATAAGACGTTTCAAATCCTATTTGGCTGACACCACAGACGCTGACAAGCAATTGTTTTACTATGACCCAAAATCCACAAGCGGTGGTGGAAAGGTGCAATTAAAAACCTGGGATGATGTATTTGAAAAATATTCAAACTATTTTGTACACGAATACGAAATGAGTTTGAATTCGCAATCCACTTTAAGTGGAAGTTTTAATGCAAAAGGATTTTATGCAGACGGGCAATGGTATGAATCTGGCAGCATTGGTTTATGGGATGCATTTAAAATGCGTGGTCTCAGTAGTGAATCAATTCGAAAAGAACTACTAGATTCTGGGTATACATTAGAACAAGTAAACAAGTTTTTAAATCAACCTAAATCCAGTTCTTCTACGTCGCGTGTCGGAAGTATTGGGGGTCCTGGCGGGTCAGGCAGTGGCGGCAGTGGTGGAAGTGGCGGCAGTGGCGGCGGTAACGGATATGTTGACGATGGTTTACCTGGGGTTGATTCTGGTGCTTTGACAACAATATCTATTCAGCGAAGCCGCAATTTATTTGCTGACAGCGTTAATGTCAATAATTCTTTTATAATTAAAAATAATAGCGAAAAAGATAAATATTTAAATTCACCTCAAATATTCCAATTGGTCCCAACCATTAACGAAGACTGGGGGTTCTTGGACTATGTAACAAATCGTTATATTTTTACCCATAGACCAAACGATATTCAATACTCTGGTCTTGGTAGCGAATGGGTAACCATCGATAGAACTGCTGGTTTTTCGTTTGTTGATTGGAAAAAATTTCAATTACTGCAAATTAGCCTTTCTTTTGTTATTGCAAAGGATGGTGATGGATTAATTGCTCACGTAGAAGACGAAATAAAATTATTAAGAAAGATTGCTCAAACTCCATATCCAGTATCGTTTTTTAATTTTGACTCTATGTTTACTCAGCAATTTAGATATGACGACTTGGGCAATAGCAGGGGTATCCAGTTTGTTATAACCGATTTTTCGATTAACGCACAACAGCGTGATAAGAGCATGAGAGTAACTAGGGCGCAGGCAAATTTGACATTACAAGAAATACCAATAGAAGCGCAAACACTAATTGCCATGCCACGACTCACTTCAAAAAATCCTCCGCCACCGCCACCACCAGGCAGTATCAGTGAAGAATTTACGCTACCCTCAGACACAAATAGTTCAAATTATGGCAAACATGTTGGCTGGACAAACAATCAACCAGAAGAAGACAAGTAAAACCTGATGGCTCAATATCAATCATTTGCTGACGACGGAAGTTCATTTAATAGTCGCCGAGACAATTCTCAGCAATTACAAATTGTTGGGTCTAATAGGGATGTGCCGTTGGTTTTTATTGATAAAAATAAAAATGGTTTCGTTACTCAACTTCACAATAATTTATTGTCGTTAAAAATTAGTTTTACTATGGACGAAGCGTCTGCTTTAAGTTTTGACATTGTAGACCCTGGTTTTGAAATGACTAAAAATAATTATTTTCAACCTGGGCAAACTTTAATATATAAAAGTTTAAGTATTGATGACCTAGCAACTTCTAGCACGAACATATTTGGACATACGTATTTTGGTTATCCATTTGAAATTGCAGACGTCACATATACCCAATCGCAGGGGGCATCGCCAATTGTGAGTATTTCGGCTTACACAAAAGCAATTCAACAAATGAAACGTGACAGAAGTGAAATGGGCTCAATAAAGGACACTGGCACTGCGTTTGTAAAAAACGCTGCTCAGAAGTATGGATTAGAGTTTGTTGGTGAGCAAACAACAAAATCGCAAACAATTACTAAGGCGTCAGGAGAACAGCAAGCCGACAGTCTGTGGGATGTAATTAAAAAACTTGCTGGGGATGCAAAATTTATGTGTTTTGAAGCAGATGGTGTTTTGTATTTTGGTAGTCAAAAATGGTTACTGCATAAATGGGGTGTAGAAAAATACACGTACAGTAAATATCGAAAAAAATTAAAGAAAAACGTAGATGAAATTAGGTATAGAACTTTTCTTACATATCCAGCATATGTTGACCCTGTAACAAAACAAATGAATACTAAATTTATATTGCAACAGTTGCCTCAAATGCAGCAATCGATAAATGACCCACTTGAAGGTAGTGGGACATGTATTGTCGACCGCTTAAACGGAGTTCGTCTTAGACCAGGCATGACTGCTTATGTTGGAGAAATTCCCTACCTGAGCGGATATTATTTGATTACCAGTGTTGAGTACGAAGAATTAAGCCCCAACCCAGTTACGGTCAATTTTAGGACAATAGAAAAACCAGCAAAAGACATTAAACAAATAGCAATTGGCGAACGTTGGCCTGGTAAATATAAACTTCCTACAAGTATGTTTAATGATTCTGGACGCCAAGAATCGCAGCCAGCAAGAGTGGGTCGAAGCGGTGGAAGTAATTCGGAGGTCGTGTAAATGGTTAATGAAATTAATATTGGCGAATTTGGAGAAAAAGCAGCGTCATACCCTCTTCGGGGTGGGGGTTTCTATCGAGGCACTGTTGTGTCAATGGTCGGTGGCAGGGTTCAAATAGATGTTAGAGATTTAGATTGTGTTTTCAAAGACGTTGAATTTTTGGGTCAAACAACAACCTACTCCCTAGATATTGGCGACCAAGTGATATGTGGGTTTTTGGGTCATCAAACCAAAGATATTTTTGTTGTCGGAGCAATTTCTAAAAAAGATGATGTTTTTGCGTCCACGGCTGATTTAACGGCCCTTGAAGCAAGAGTTGAAGCGTTAGAGGAGGCCTAATAATATGAGATACTTTAAATACAGGAAAACATATGGACTCTCTTAAATTCCCAATTTCGTTTGATAACGATGGCACAATAACAAAAATTAAACAAGGCTCTGATAATTATTTTAAGCAATTAATAAGTTTCTGTTTACTTACTGAGCCTAATTCATTAAGGCTTACGCCAGATTTTGGTGTTTTTGATATAACATTTGCTCGTGTTTCGCCAGAAATGGTTGCTTTATCAGTCGGTAAATTTATCCCAGAAATTCAGATTAAAAATGTTAGTGGTTCGTTGATTGAAGATGACGGAACATTAACTATCAGTTTTACATACAACTTAAGAAGATAGGTTTAAAATGACAATAGATTTTACACAATATGTTGATTTAAGAATTATGGATGTTGAACCAACGTCTATTTATTTTGATTCAATAAATCTAGCCAGGCTTGTTTTGCCAGATTTTAATTTACGTCCTGGGACGCCAGAGGATGCAATGTTTCAGGCCTTTGCGTATATGAGTGCTTTGAATATTAATGCAATTAATAGGTTGCCTAATTCTTTGATGTTAGGCGTTTCAAAGATGTTGGGGTTTCCGACCAACGAAGGGACCAGGGCTACCTTGATTGCTCAACTTACTGCCGTAAGCAGTGGTGGCGCAGTTGTCCCAGAAGGCACTTTGCTCGCTTTTGAAATTACTCAAAACGACCAAATTTTAGAATATGCTTTTTCCACAGACGAAATTTTAACAATCGCATCAAACCAACCAGGGTCAGCGCTACCAACTGGGACTGTTGGTTGTACGTGTTTAGTTTTTGGTGGTATCCCTCAAATTGCAAACGATACTAATCTAAAAATCTTAACCTATAGCCAGTCGCTTTATTCTGCAAAAAGTAGTAGTGCTTTTGTAAATGGTTTGAATTCCGAAACGACTGATGAATTTTTAAATCGTGCAACAACATACATACAATCAGTAACATCAGCAAGAACAACAAAATTGCAACTTCAATCATATTTGTCAACTTCGTATCCAGAGTTAATAACACGAACAAAAGTTTATGACCTAACAGATTCTGGCGGCGCGCTACTAAACGGTGAGGGCGATTCTGCTGGATATGTAACAATATATCTTTATGGCCCAAATAGAGTGCTTACAAATGGAGAAAAAACCGACATTCTTGCGGATATTGTAAGCAAAACAACTGCTGGTCTTGATATTGGAATCATGGACCCACCATTAGTGACTTTTAATATTACGGCAACAATTTTATACAATTCAGCATACGATTCGACCGTGGTTTCGGATGCAATTAAGGCTTACGTCGCAGAAAGATTTTCTCCTAGAAATTGTCAATACACAGAAGAACGAGTGCGATATAACGAAGTCTTGTCTGCACTTCAACAAAACTCTGCTGTTATTCACGTTACGGTGCTTACTTTGGCGACCGTTGGCGGCAATACTTATTGGGATTCAAACGTAGGGAATGATTTGATGTACAACAAAAAAGGAACTCTTTTAAATTTAACTACCGCAAACATAACCTTAACGATGACTCCGTACACGGCTGAGTAATAATTTATGGGTACAACCTTAAACATTATTAGTCCAGCCAATGCTCTTTCTAGATTCGGTACTGATGGCCAAGAGTTAAGCCCTACGGGCTACGCCAATAACTGGTCTGTTACTGGGGCAACAATTTCTGTCATTGCGGAAGAAAACGTTCACCCACTTCAATATTCTTTTAAAGTACAGCCAACAAGCGAAATCAATAATATTGTTTTAACTCTAAATAATATAACCTCTGCTAATACGTTACTCATAAATGATGATTTTCAATTTCATGCACGGTATTTTGCTACAAGAGCATTAAATTTAAGTACTTCAATCCATAACGACCAAACAAATGTTACTACAGTACATGAGGATACAACAAAACCATCACAGTGGTCCACGGGTTACTCTCCCGTCATTAATGCTGGCGGCGTTTCTATTTCTTTTGACATACAAATTACAATCTCTAACCATGGTGGAAATATTTTTTATGTTTCCTTGCTTACATTGATTAGTGATAACAGTTTTTATAAAAATGTTTTTGTTAGAAATTTAAGACAAAACATCCCCTCTTTTATTTGGGACAAAGACGGCCTACAAGAGTATCCAACTTACCCTTTTTATAAATTATTTCACGTACTAACATCTAGGGCAAATGACGCCGCTCAATTATATTCCGATGCTTACCAATATCTTTCAGAAGAAATTCCTGCTGAGTATAGTGGTGATGAACCTTGGACAAATAGTGTTTTGACAGACCCTGAAACAGTGAGACCAGAGTTTATTAACTGGCTTGGTCAATTTACTGGTTCTAGAATTTTAAGAAATATCAACGTTAACGGCGCCGAAATTCTTGCTGCTAATTCGGTTGACGCCGATGAGTTTGTTTTGTGGCAATTAGAAAATTCTTATTTTGGTTGGGGTGCTGGCAGTGTTGAGGCGCTTAGGGAGTCAGTAAAACAACTTTTGTCTGGTCAAAAAATTGTATACGTTTTTCCTGGGGGTTCAAGTTTTCTAATTAATATTTACACCCTATTGACAGAAACACCCGGTGTGGTTTCTAATGGGGATACCAGTGACGAGATTGTGGCTATTGCCCAATTGGCTAAACCGTTAGGTTTTGATATTGTCCATGCGGCGTATACGTCGCTGCCGTTTTTGCTCGACGATGAAGTTTATGGCCTATTGGATGTTGCGCCACTCGGGTAGTGGTAAAATTAAAATAAGAAACAAACACAACAAGGAGAACAATATGAGCATGGCATTTATTAAGCAAGTAGTTGAACAGGCAGTAAAGACATTTGTTACAGCATTCCTGGGTGCATGGGTTGCTGCTGGTTCTGATTTTGATGCATTGACCGATTCTGCCAATTTGAAAATTGGGGTTACTGCTGTTGCCGCGTCAATTGCGATAAGTATGGGTCTTAAGAAGGTTGGCTCAAATAAGGACTCTGTTTCAGCACTTTAATCTGAAACTGTCCTTAAAGACAGGGGTTCCTAATCTACAATTTAAGTGTCTTTGATTAGGAGAGCGCGCCCATGATTGCTGGTGTTTATAACATAACAATAGAACAGGGCTCTACTTTTGGGCGCCTCATCTCTCTTGAGCAACCAGACCTGATAACGGACCCTACGGGTGCAACTTTCGAAAATTTTAATTTGGCTGGTTTTACTGCTCGGATGCATATCCGTAGAACTATTGACAGTACGTCCACAATTATTGTTTTGACTACAGAAAATAGTCGAATAACAATAAATCCAAATATCGGTGTGGACGCAACAAAGAATAACGAAATTTCTTTAAGCATCACTGCCGCTGACACAGCCACCATTACAACTAGTGGGGTTTATGACTTAGAAATCATAAGTTCTGATGGAACAGTTTCAAAGGTTATTCGTGGGGATGTCACCTTGATATCTGAGGTTACCCGATGAGCAATGTGCCCAATCAGGTTTACATCAACCAAGACACCGCTAATCAAGTAATTGTTAATCAAGACTCACCAAATCTCGTAACTGTCAGGGCATTTGCTGGCGCAGCCAACACTCGACGTCATGAATTTACCCAAGGACAGGCCGCTACCTCTTGGGTAATTACTCACACTCTTGGTGGAAAACCATCGGTGACAATCGTGGACTCTGCAGATACACACGTGTTTGGTGATGTAACATATAACAGCACGACTCAAATCACAGTTAATTTTTCAGCGGCGTTTTCGGGTAAGGCTTATCTCACATAAGGAAGTAAAATGGCACAAAAATTTCTTACAAACCTAGACCTTAATCAAAACGAACTCCTTAATGCCACTTTTCAAAAGGTAGCAACTGACCCCACTACGGGGAACTTTGAAGGCCGCCTCGTCTACAACACAGCGACCGACACCATCAAGGTGTACACGGGTTCAGCGTTTGTTTCTATTCCCCACACCTTTGTTTCTGGTGGTGGCGCAGGTATTGCTGAAGCGCTTACGGTTTCTGAATCAAACGGCACGGTAACCCTCACACTCAATGTCGCTGACACCGATAGTGCTGGTTTGTTGCCAGCCGCAATGTGGCAGATGCTTACGGATGCAACTGATGCTGCAACCGCTTCCAAACTTGTAAAACGTGATGCACAAGGTAACGCTAAAGTTGCCACCCCGACAGATGCCGCACATATTGCGACCAAGGGTTATGTAGATGCCGCACGACAAGGTCTTGATGTTAAAGCATCGGTAAGAGTTGCAACTACTGGAGCAATCAACCTTGCAACAGACCTTGAGGCTGGCGACGTAATCGACGGTGTAACACTTGTCAATGGTGACCGAGTTCTTGTTAAGAACCAAGTTTCTGCTTCCGAAAACGGTATCTATGTTGCTGTCACTTCTGGTGCTGCTTCACGCTCATCTGATGCAAACGGAACAGCCGATACAGGCGAACTAACCAGTGGAACATTTACATTCGTTGAAGCAGGAACGATTAACTTTGACTCTGGTTTCGTTATTTCAACAGATGGAACAATCAATGTTGGCTCAACAGGAATTACTTGGACACAGTTCTCTGGTGCTGGTTCGTTTGATGCGGGAGATGGTCTCTCGAAGAATGGCACACAAGTCAATGTCAACGTCACTGCGAACCGTACCGCAATTACCGCTGATGCGATTGACATCTCAGCCAACTATGTTGGTCAGTCCTCAATCACAACTCTTGGGACTATCACAACAGGTATTTGGAACAGCACAGATATCGCTGTTGCAGACGGTGGTACTGGTGCTTCGGATGCGGCAAGTGCTCGCACAAACCTCGGTATTAAAACCACTGCTGGAACTGCTACGACAACTGCGTCAGCACTTGCTCGTGTTGCCACTCAAGCATGTGCTGCAAGTGCGTCGGGAACATCAACAACTACGGTTACTCACTTGTTCAACACACTTGATGTAAGTGTTCAGATTGTTGAAGTCGCTGGCGGAGCAACAGTGTTCGGTGATGTGGTACGCGCCAATACCGATACTGTAACAGTAACGCTTCTTGGCTCAATCGGCGCAGGAGATTACAGAATTGTTGTAACAGGCTAAATTTAAAACATAGATTAGCCTTGAGGGGCTAATTGAATTAACAGCAATAGCGATTGAGGTCGCAAGTGGCTCAAAAATTTGTAGTTCCTATTACCATCAAACAACTGGCGTCTGCTGGTTCTGATGCCCTGACCGTATTTCTTGACGGCGAAACCTATGGTCGAGTAAAACTTGAAGCAGGCGGACGTCTTTCTTGGAGTGATGGCACTGGCACTTATGACACAAATCTTTACCGTGATTCAGCAAATGTTCTCACTACCGACGATGTATTTAAAGCGCCAGCAGGTGTCGTAACACTTGCAACAAATGGAGTACCCACCGCAGCATTAGCAAACGGCGCCCTTGCTGTAGACATACAAAACCACACGTTTTATTATCGTTCAAACAATGTTTGGAACGAGATAAGTGGTAATTCAACAATTACTGTTAGTGACACTGCACCCGCAGACCCAGAGGTTGGCAGTCTTTGGTATGACTCAACAACGCTTGAACTATTTATTTATTTTGGCACGGCGTGGGTTGCTCTTATCCCTGATGCAGGCGCAGAGGAATTATCAGACTTAAGCGATATTGATATTTCTTCACCAACCACAGGACAGGTTCTTAAATACGACGGAGCAGTATGGGTCAACGGCACAGATAGTGCAGGCACAACAATCAGTTCTATTGATGACATCAATGATGTCACAATTACAAGCGCCGCCAGCGGTCAGTTTCTTAAGTGGAACGGTACTGCGTGGGTTAACGACGCAATAGATTTAGGCACAGACACAACTGGTAATTACATGTCGGCAGTAACTGCTGGCACGGGAATCTCAGTAACACACACACCGGGTGAAGGTTCTTCTGCTGCTATCGCATTAAATGCCACACTTGACAATTTGTCTGATGTAACAATCACATCGCCAACTAACGGACAAATTCTGAAATGGAATGGTACGGCTTGGATAAATGACACTGATGCTGGTGGTTCGGCAATCAACTCGCTTGATGATGTCGCTGATGTAACTATCACAAGCGCGGCTAGCGGACAATTTCTTAAGTGGAACGGCACAGCGTGGGTTAATGACGCAATTGACTTAGCAACAGATACAACTGGTTCGTTTGTTCAATCATTAGTTGCAGGCACCGGCGTTACTCTTGCCAATAACTCAGGAGAAAACGCCACCCCAACAATCACTGTTGATACATCAGTAATCCAGGCTCGCGTAACAAACGTAACTGATACAGAAATTGGCTACTTAGATGGAGTCACTTCCGCAATCCAAACACAGATTGACACTAAAGCACCAATTGCTTCACCAACTTTCACTGGAACAGTTTCTGGTGTCACAGCAACGATGGTTGGACTTGGCAATGTGGACAACACATCTAATGCCACAGAACGTGCCGCCACTGCCACGCTCACCAACAAGACACTCACGTCACCTGTCATTAATACCCCAACAGGAATAGTTAAGGGCGATGTTGGACTTGGCTCAGTGGACAATACGGCAGACAGTGCTAAGCCTGTTTCTACTGCTCAACAGACTGCGCTTGACCTTAAGGCAAACCTTGCCAGTCCAACTTTTACTGGTACGGTTTCTGGTATCACCAAAACGATGGTGGGTCTTGGCTCGGTAGATAACACTGCTGACACTGCGAAACCTGTTTCTACTGCACAACAAACGGCTCTTGACCTTAAAGCAAACTTGGCTTCACCGACTCTTACAGGAACACCAACCGCACCAACTGCTTCTGCTGGTACTAACAATACTCAAGTCGCCACAACCGCCTATGCAGATGCGGCGGTAGCGGCAATTGTAGATTCTGCGCCAGCAACTTTAAATACCCTCAACGAATTGGCTGATGCTTTAGGTGATGACGCAAACTTCGCCGCCACAACAGCAACTGCCATCGGTCTAAAAGCGCCGATTGCTTCACCAACATTTACAGGAACAGTTTCTGGCGTCACCGCAACAATGGTTGGACTAGGTTCGGTGAATAACACAGCAGATACTGCAAAACCAGTTTCGACGGCACAGCAAACTGCTCTTGACCTCAAAGCAAATCTTGCTTCACCAACATTTACGGGAACGGTTACGGTTCCGACACCATCAAACAATACTGATGCGTCTACAAAAGCATATGTTGACGCTGCTCAATCAGCGGCACAGGTTTATGCAGACTCGCTAACTTATTCAATTTCGGATTTAACCGATGGTGTAACTGCCAATGCTGCTGAACTAAATGTTCTTGACGGCATTACTGCTTCTACTGCTGAATTAAATATTCTTGACGGCGTAACTTCATCAACGGCTGAATTAAATATTTTAGATGGGGCGACTCTTTCAACAACAGAATTAAATTATGTTGACGGCGTAACTTCAGCAATCCAAACACAATTAAATGCAAAGGCTCCTTTAGCAAGCCCTGCGCTAACCGGTACGCCAACGGCACCAACTGCTGCTGGTGGAACGAACACGACACAAGTTGCCACAACTGCTTTCGTAGTTGATGCAGTCAATACTGCAACAGCGGCAAACACTGTTGAACTTGGAACGGACACAACCGGCAACTACATGGTTGATGTGTCTGCTGGAACTGGTATTTCAGTCACGCACACACAGGGTGAAGGTTCAACGGCGACAGTCGCCATCAATGCGACATTAGATAATCTTTCCGATGTTTCTGTTGCCTCACCAACAACTGGTCAATTTCTTAAATGGAACGGCTCAGCGTGGGTTGCATCCAATGTTGGGGCGTCGGTTTCTTCAACAGCACCAACATCACCAACACAGGGTCAAATTTGGTTCTATCAAGACACGGCGCAAACATTTGTTTATTACGGAACAGCGTGGATTGAAATTGGTGGAAGCAATGGTTCCGCACGAGTTCAAGTAAGTTCATCGGCACCAGCAAGCCCTCTTGAAGGCGACCTTTGGTTTGATTCAGATACTGCACAAACATTTGCGTATTACGATTCTCAATGGGTTGAAATTGGTACCGGCTCTGTATCTTCCGTATCTATTAGTTCAAGCCCACCTGCCTCACCTGCTGAAGGCAACATGTGGTTTGACTCCGACACTGCACAAACATTCACTTACTACGACTCACAGTGGGTTGAACTTGGCGCTTCTGGTATGGCGGCAACAATCTCAGATACAGCGCCTGCTTCACCAATAGCAGGACAGGTTTGGTTTAACTCAAGTTCTGGTGCAACATTTGTTTACTACGGTGGGGTTTGGGTTGAAGTCGGTGTAGCACCATTTGACCAACTGTTAAGCACTCTTGACGCAAAAGGCGACCTGCTTGTTGGCACAGCAGATAACACGGTTGCCAAATTAGCCGTTGGTTCAGCAAGCCAAGTTCTTGCCGTTGATTCATCTACAGCAACTGGTCTTATATGGAGCACACCAGCAACCGAGGACTATTACATCACCAACTCTGGAAGCGGCGCATACTTAATCAATGGTGTTTCTAACGGAACGATTCATTTCAAAAAAGGCAAAAAATATAAAATCGTAGTTAACGCAACAGGTCACCCGTTTTGGATACAGACAGTGTCGGGCGGATATTCGTCAGGCAATGTTTACAGCACAGGCATCACAAATGGTGGAACACAAAACGGCACAATCATCGTGGAACTTCCACAAAACGCCCCTGACACCCTTTACTATGCTTGCCAATATCACAGTTCGATGGCTGGTTCTATCTCGACACTTAGCATTGAACCAGATGTCAAAACACAGTTAGATACCAAACAAGCAGTTGTAGCAAATGTCTCAGATACCGAAATTGGCTATCTTGACGGAGTTACTTCAGCGATTCAAACACAATTAAATACAAAAGCATCAACAGGCAAGGCAATCGCCATGTCAATAGTGTTCAGCGGCTAAGGAGAAATTATGGCAGCACCAAATATAGTAAACGTAGTAACAATCACGGGCAAGACTGCAGTTCTTGCTGTAACGACTTCTGCAACAGCAATTGTTACGAACAGTGCCTCATCAGGAAAAGTTTTCAAAGTTAATGCTTTATATGTATCAAACGTTGACGGCGTAAATAATGCGGACATAAATGTTGATATATTCCGTTCATCTACTGCGTATCACATTGCTAAAACTGTTAATGTTCCAGCAGATGCGACTTTGGATGTTATTTCTAAATCCATTTATTTAGAGGAGGGCGATACTCTCCGTTTGACAGCAAGTGCCAACTCTGACTTGGAAGCAGTTTGTAGTTACGAGGAGATTAGTTAGTGCGTTCTAACGGCGGAATTATCGGAGGGAAGAAGACTTCAAGCACTTCTGTTGCGTCTGGTATTTGGGCTATTCGTGACCAACAAAGAGAAAAGGGTGCAAGCAACTGGCCAGGACCAATAATAGTTGATTATCTTGTAATTGCAGGTGGCGGTGGTGGCGGTTGTGTTGGTGGTGGCGGTGGTGCTGGCGGTATGCGTTCAACCGTTACAGCAACTGGTGGTAGTGGTTCTTTAGAAAATGCATTACTTTTATCTAGTAGCACAGATTACGCAGTAGCAATTGGTGGTGGCGGTACTGGTTTTATTGGTACTTCTAGTGAAGGTAGTGGCACTATTGGTATTGATTCTACATTTTCTACTATTACTTCTTTGGGTGGTGGATTAGGTGGAGCCATGGGTGTCGCTGGCGGTGCGGGTGGTTCAGGCGGTGGAAGTAGAGAAGTTGCTGGTGGTTCGGCTAATGCTTCTCAAGGATTTGCTGGTGGTGCCAATGGTGGATTAGGTGGGTCATGTACGGGTGGTGGCGGAGCAAGTGCTACTGGGCAAACAGGTCAGGTTGGTGGTAGTGCTGGCGGTGCGGGTCGTGCAACATCTATTACTGGTTCATCAGTAACTTATGCGGGTGGCGGTGGCGGCGGCGGTGTGAATCAACTCGGCGGTGCTGGCGGTAGTGGCGGCGGTGGTGCTGGCGGCGGTGCTGGTACTCCTGGTTCAACAAATCTTGG